GTAAGCCCCGCCAGTCTAAACCAGCGGGGCTACTGCTTATAGGGTGTCTACTATCCTTATGAACCTTATTTGGCTGTCTTTATAGTCAGATAGTGGTTGTATACGGGTAACACCGGCACTATGTTTTGAGTTACACGTGTCTAGTGTACAATACGCATTAATTATTTTGCCGTTTCCGATATAAATAGCGGCATGATAGAAGTCTGTTTTACCCTGATAAGCAAAGACAACAATATCGCCCACTTTAGGTATAGATACTCTCTTACCTAGATGACCTTGCTTATCTGCTGAGTGTGGTAGTTCTAGACCGAATCTTTCATAAGTCCAGCGTACTAGACCTGAACAGTCCCATCCACGAGGACTGGACCCTGAGAATACATAAGATGTTTTTCCTACACGGGTCTTTAGATATTTAATTGTTTTCTTCATTTGAATAGTGTTACGTTGTGGCTTCACCATCTCCTGAAGAGATTTTTCTTTTACTTCATATTCTTTTGTTACAGTTGTGTCCTGAATCCGCGCTAATGACGCAGATGCAGAACAACCAGCTAATGTTAAAATTACGCTGGCTATTATTACGTACTTTTTCATTTGGCGACCTTACCTTTCCTTGGTAGTTAGTACTGGGGTCGTTTATTGTCGAAGTGACATTCTCTATTAAGTTATACAAACACCCTAGCATAGATGTTTGTGTTGGGCAACTATTAACTAGTTAAGTACTCTAAAAGCTCTGGGTTGTCTTTAAACACCATAAGCAGGGTTTCTTCGTACATTCCAATGAAGTAATGCTCTGTATCTTCAAAGTTTAACTTAGATGACATCTTGTTACCTGTAAAGAAAGTAAACCTAATTGCATGAAGAATCTCGTGCATGACAACTTGTTTCTTACGAGTATCAGAAGCATCTTTATCAACAACAATCATATTCCTACGTTCTAAAGTGTAGCCGTAGTTGTCCTCATACAACATGCCGTCCTCTTTAGAAGTATGTTCTTCAATAGACCAAACCTGGGTACCAATTTTAATTGTCTTAGGAATCATCTGTCAGAACCCCATCCACTTCCTTTAAATGTTACTGCTGGACCAGAAAATACACGACCCATGTCAGCATTGCAAGCTAGACACTTAGGTGTTTTACTTTCTTCTGAAATAGGAACTACAACGTTTGTAGTAGCCTCACATGTATCACACTTGTAATAGTATGTAGCCATGTTAAGCCTTAGTTACTAGACGACGTTTAACTGCATCAAAAATTTTAGGGCGCTTCTTAGATGCTTTACCGTTTGTACGAGTATCGTTTCTTGCACCTTTTGGTTTTGCCATTTTATTCTCCTACTAATTCATGTAGCTTTTCTAACCTAAAGCCAGACCAGCTATCGTCTCCTGCAACTACAATAGGTGCAGACTTGTATCCTTTTTCTTCAATTAAAGCATAAATTTCAGGACTATCTGAAATCATTTTAGATTCAAATTCAATATTTCTATAAGTTAAGAATCTTTTAGTATTCTCACATTGTACACAATTTGGGTTACTATATACTGTTATTTTCATTTTATTCTCCTATCGCTGACCTTCCTGGACTCGAACCAGGAACCTTAGAGTTAACAGCTCTCTGCTCTGCCATTGAGCTAAAGGTCAAGAGTGGACCAGCACAGAATCGAACTGTGGTCTTACAGAGTCCTACTGGAGGCTTTGTTCTGCAATCGACACCATTTCTAGCCCTAGTGCCCCTTGCGATAGCAACGAAGTACTACCCGGAGTTACCAGAGTGACGAGGGGCAAATCACTCACACCCATTTAGTATACACCAAAATTACTTGATGTCAATTACCTTAGGTTTCTTTTCTTCAGGGAGTTCTTTATTGAACTGGATGGTAAGTAGCCCATTCTCAAAAAGAGCATTAGTTACTTCCCAGTATTCCGCTATAGCTAGTGACAGTTTAAAGTCACGAGTAGCAATACCCTGATAAAGCACCTCACCACGCTGCTTGTCTTCCTGACGGCCTTCAATGGTCAAAACGGAATCCTGCACGGTTACAGTGATTTCGTCCTTTGTGAAGCCTGCTACGGCCACATTGAGTAGGTTTATATCATCCTTCAATTTGACAATGTCGTATGGAGGATAAGTTGGTTTGGTTGAGGTGATTTCCTTGAGTTGGTCAAGGACAGGAGACCAGCCGATAGTTAGGCGGTCTAGGCGAGGAAACAAGTCAGCAATTGTAACAACCTTAGGCTGTACTGGTGCGTGCCACTTGTCTTGTTTGTCCCATGGGTCATATGGATTAGGTTTCTTCTTTTTGTTCCATGGGTCATTTGAATATGGTTCTATATGCATTTCTACTCCTTAGACGTAGATTATTATTTACGATACCCAATTGGCGTATCTATATAAATATTAAAACAAACTATACATGTTTGTCAAGGTTTATATTTTTTTATTACCGTAATCTACACCAAGTTTATCGTAATAATCACGAAGAGCATTGGCGTGTTTATTTCCTAGTATATTACGTACTAAGTGTACATGCAAACGAGCCATAGGCCATTCATGGTCTGCTGCATACCCCCCAAACTGAGCATCGTTTAGAAGGCGATGTGTTGTTTCATGGGTAACAAATGCAAGGGGAACTTGATTTCTACCCGGATTAGATACGCCACGAGGCATAGGTATTCTAGTGCTAAACTGCATTCTATTGTTACGTTCTGGATGAAATGGGTCATCTTGAACAGTTGCTGCAGTTATATTACTAATTTCTCCCGTATAAGGATGAACATCATATAGGTTTTTAGATAAGTTTTTGTGAAAGCTTACATCTTTAGGTGAATAGTTCGCTCTAACAAACTCAATGCCTGGAACCTCATCCATAGCAGGATGGTGTATAGCTTCACCAATTAAATCTCTTGCCCCTTTTAAACTAACAGTTTTACGGGCTGCTTCGTCATTAGGTACCCAAAGTTCATTTTCAGCTCTATATAGTTCATTTATATTCTGGTCACCCATCCTATGACTAGAACCACCTAGAAAAGTAATAGGGGGATTATTCATTAGTGCCTGGTCTTGGTCCTAGCTCTGGATGGGCTGCCCACCAAAGTCGTGTTACTTTTTCTTCATGTGTTTCAGCTTTAGGAGCTTCTTCGATTTTAGGAGCTTGAGACAGCTGCGGGGATGCGGCAGGGTGAGCAGGCTCTGTAGGACCATTCTCTTTTTCTTCTCGCTCTTTAGCTTCTCTTCTAGCTCGCTGGTTAGGAGTTTCTGGCCATGAACCTGTACGTTCATAGTGCTCTTTACGAGCCCAGTATTCTGCATCTCTAGCCATAATTATCCTTGGTCAACCGGCGAAGCCCTTTTTCGGCCTCGTTATTTTTTGGGGGAGTCGGTGCTTAGTTTAGCTGGTTTACCATTCTTTAAACGGTTCATTGCGTCACCGCTGACTTCAAAGCCGCTTTCTAGGTCCATGATGTCATGTTCAGGAACGCCTTGTTCTCTTTGTTTTGCTCGGTGTGCAGCATTGTTTGCTTTATACATTCTATCGGCATCCTGGATGCTTACGTTGTTTAGTAGGAAGTTACGTGTACCTACTTCACGCAGGTTTTCGCTCATGTTACGGTTTGTTTCATCGACAATAGAGTCGAGGTGTTCTTCTCCCGGATTCATATATGCTTGAATGTGTGCTTGGTCTACTTCAGTCTTGTTAGCTCTTTGAGCTGCTTCGTGCTCTGTATCTGCTATAGCTACACGTTGTTCCATAGAAAGCTTTTCAAAACCGTATGGTTTTCTATCTGTTTTGAACATAGCCATAGGGTCTACTGCGTGAGGATTAGTTTCTACAACTTCTCCAGCACCTTTACCTCTTGCACGCCATTTTTTAAATAAAGCCATCAGGTTTCCTTAATTTTTAAGTCGTTATTAGTTTATACCCTAATGTGTGTGATAGTATGTCAAAATATAGTTATAAAGTAAGGATTATATTATGTCAAGAAAATCTAATAACCCAGATAGAGTTCCTCTACACCAAGGTGCTGGATTTACCGGTCTAGTTGCATCTGCTGTTTCAGCAGCAGGAGCTGGATACGCTAAGTTCCTAACTTCGCCAGCTCCAGTTGAAAAGTGGGTTCCTGGTCTTGCTCATGGTCCTGAAGGTGACATTAGAACTAACGTTTATGATGGTATTGCTAATGCTGCACAGATAGCTGCACACAATGCGACCACCCCTCGTGACATGGCTATTGCAGCTGGTCTTGGTTTAGTAGGTGGAATTACTCATCAAGTAGTAAAAAACGCTAAAATTAACCGTAACCTAAGTCCTAAAGTAAACTGGGTAGGCAAAAACAAGCGTTAAAACGCCCCTGCCATTATGAACCCTTATACACAAGACATGTCTTGCCCCGGGGGATGTGGGCAAACTATCACTTATAATAAAGAATATGATGATTGGACTCATTCAGGTCTGCATGATACTTCTTGCCCATTTCACGCAGTAGAACCCATGAGACACCAAGCTGTCCTAGGGTTCAGATGGGGTAAATGGAAGTTTAATGACCAGGGCAAAGTTGAAAGAATAGAACAGAAACCTGAACCTGTTCCTGAGCCTAAATTAGCTGACGTAATCAGCCTAGCTCAACATCGTAAGAAAAAATCTTAAAAAACACTTGACAAGTTCTTAACTTCGCTATAGATTAGCCATATGAAGTTAATTGAGCATACTGCAGGGGCATTCTATGCCTAGACCAGCACCTCCATGTGGCACCAGGGCCGGGTACCGCCTACATGTCAGGGTACTGGGGCGTCCTAAGGATGAATGTCAACAATGCCATGAAGCTGAAGTGCAATACTGGCGTAACAAAAGAGACCCCAACCATCCAGACTACAGGGGCAAAGAAATCAACAAAATCCGTAGACGTGCCCGTTTCCTCAAAAAGCACGACTTCCCAAAGATAAACTATCGTCTCCGTGACGAAACCCTAGCCAAACGTGACAAAAGACGTTGGGGATGGGAGCACTACACAACAGAAATGATATTAGAGCGTTGGGGCACCATCTGTTACCTCTGCGACGAAGAAATCAACCTAGAAATACCTAGAACAGAACCAGAAGGCCTACACCTAGACCACGTAAGGCCAATATCAAAAGGAGGAGCCGACATCATCGACAACGTCAAACCAACACACGCACACTGCAACCTATCCAAATCAGACAAAATGTGGCTTAACGGAGAGCTCGTTTAGGCTACTGTGTCACTAGGAGGGGTCCAACCGTGTTTTCCATCTGGCCCATCCCTAGCCTGCTTGCGTTAGGGTCGTGGAGAGATTAGGGTTAGTATGTAGTTATCCACTTAGTCAGTAGTGTCTAAGTAGTGAATAGGCATTCGCCATAACTAACCCGATTAGGTTAGTCAGTGTTATCTAACTAATCGGGTTTGGTTATCTAATCTCCAATAGGTTTGTAAATACCCCTAACGCTTCTTATCTATGTCTAGTTAGGCATAGTTAGGTGGCGTTAGGGTTATTGACTAACGCCAGCCAATAAACAACCGTTTATTGTCGCAACCTAATTACCTAATAAGGGGTGATTACCGTGAACACATCTATCACGGAAACAGCGTCAGCGGCTGGTATACCTGCTGGAACTAAGGGCAACGGCTTAGAACTAACCGTTGAGAGTGTTATGGGCGAACTGCTCAGCACTATCAAGGTGGACACTTGGTCGCAGTTGATGCGAACTAACGCTGAACTGCGTCAGGCTATGGCGTCAGTGGTTCTTACACTGTTCACCACACCTGTTCTACTAGCAGACGAGGATGGCAACGCTATCCTAGACGCTAACGGTCAGGAGCAGTTGGTTAACCCAATTGACGCCGCCATTATGGTAAGCAACACTTACACTAATGGTGTTAACGCAGCCAAGTCTGTTGCCGTAATTCAGGCACTGGGTGGAACTGTAACAGGTCAAGAGAACTGGGTTAACACCCACCTTGGCAAGGTTAACAAGAAGACTGGCGAGGAAATTGCTCCTTGTCTAGTTCCTCAAAGCATCGTGCCTGAGTTCCTAGCAGCTGATGCTATCATTGGACGCTTCCACAAGCGTTCAAGGGGCAGCAACGGGGGTATTTACACGCTAAAGACTATGGAAGAGAAGATTGAGTTCCTCCAAAAGGAACTAGGTCTATAGTCTAGGCTACTGCTGCAACGACGGGCAGGCTAAGTGAGTCTATCACCAGATTTACGAAGCCTGCCCGTCACTGTTATCAAGTATAACAGGTCGAAACAGGGGTGTAAGCCCTGTCGCTACGTTAAGCGTAGCCTGACGAGACCAGGAAGGAGTCAGTATGACTAAGAGCAAGTATGTCTTTGGAGATGCTTACTGGGATAAGACCCTTGTAAGTAAGCACATAGACAATATGTTAGGGAGATTTGCTGATGAAGCACTCCCTAAGCGTCGTAAGAAAGTGCTTACTAAGGCTAAGAGAGTTACTAGGGCAGACTTGTGTGCCATAGAGACCTTTGAGACTAAATGGCTCAAAGAATACTACGAAACAGGAGAAGACAATGAGTAAAAAGCAGTGCCTATGTGAGAATAGCCATTGGGCTAATTCTCACTATGTAAAGTGCCAAGCCGCAGGAGAGTGTATCTGCGGTCCCTGTGAGTGTGATTGTCACTATCAGGAAGAGCCTGTAGAGCCCGTAGAGACCATAGAAGAGTCTAATGGGTGTAAGCATACGGAATTGATAGTAGCAAGCCGTAATGCCATTGTAGCCCTTAGGGCTAGAGTCACTGAGACTATACTAGAGAACCCCTTTGGGACTAGGACTCTACATAATGAGATAGCA